TACAGGTAAGGTCAGCATTAACAATAACGCTCGAATGAATATTAGAATCTCCGGTTAAAATAACATTAGACTTTGTATTATCAAGACTTCTTAATGACATCGTATATATAATAATTTATAATATAATAATTTTAAAATTATATGTCTAATAATACCGGAAATTCAATCTTTGAGTCCATAATCTAAGAAATTTACCACAGAATGGCCATATAACGGGCATTTTAAGATATTTACTTGTAAAAATTTTAAAATTTTTACTTGTTTAAATCTATTTTTGGGGTATTTCTGCCCTTTTTAACGTATTTTTACGTTAAATGATTAAAAAATATTATATATTTAACTTATTCCCGGGTATTCTGGATACTTCTTTAATAACTGGCGGTTCTTCTCTATATAAAAACTTTAAATCTTCTATTGGAATATAATAATACTCTTTCTCATCCCAACTCTCCTTTGCTCTTGAAAACATTTTCTTTTCATATTTTGAGAACTTGTCCTCACGATATCTTATATAATATATCTCTGATAAATCACGCCTCATATCATAGACAAAATTAAATACAAAATATATTTTCTTATTCTCTTCTTCCTTTATCTTATTACAAGTTAATAATGTAGTAGGATACTTATTATAACTATTCTTTCTACTCTTCATCTCTATATTTATATACTTTGACACGAAATCGTATTTAGCCCACCTTTCAGTAGGCTTAATAAATTTCCATTTCTTTTTTAAGATTCTAAAAACTTTATTTTCTTGTTGCATTCCCCATTGGGCGTCTTTCTCGTAATTCACCATATATAATAGCATTAGAAAAATATTTTGTAAAAATCTATACTCTTATAAATAATTTTTGTAAAAATCTATAACCAATTAGTTTATGGAATGTAGATAGAAACCAGAGCGTCTGGGTATATGTCATGTTGTATGACATTATTTACTATTACACGTTTAAATTCGTCTAATTCCATATTCAAATCACGCATTAAGAGGATACGTAGCACCAACCACCGCCCGCATGTATTGATTCCTTCTTTTAATTTTTGAAACTTGTAATCATTGTATGTATATTTTAAATCCTTGTCTCTATTCTTAATTAGTCTTGTTAATTCATTATCATCTTGATTAAAAATAAAATTTTTCAACTTAGATATCAACTTATTCTTTTGTTTATCCGGCTTTTCACCGTATGAATTGAAATACTCAATACAATTATTAAATCTCAATATTGCCACCCAATGACCAATATTAAAATCCTCTGTTTCTATCAAAATAATCTTGAATGTTCTATCCATTGGCAGTAATTCATTTATATTTTTTATATTCTCTAATTCTGCATATTTAATAATATAGTTCTCACTTGGACTACCTAAATATCTTTCTATGTCATCATTAGTCATATTTGTTCCAATTCTTTTTATTAATTCATCCTCATCTACTGCTTTAAAATCTGATTTGAATAAATCCCAATTAACCATTTATATATAATTATAGATGATAAAAAATTATTTCTTGATATAGTTATTTTGAATAGTGGATGTGCTCGTTCCCATTGATGATGCGTCTTCTTTTAAATTTTCCATTACATCTTTATATTTGTCTGTAAGATATATTTTTCTTAACATAGAAGACCCTATCTTCTTATTGAACACTTTATACAAAATTCTTGTAATTGAATTATTATTAGGAAGAGGTGAACCTTCAAAATTAACCAGAAATGGAACCAATAAACCATTATTATAATTTACTCTGAGAGGATGAAATTTTAAATATAGTTTTATTAGCGCGAGTAATTTAGATGATATATCTATTATTTGTGTCTTGTAAGTCTTTTTAGTTTTATACACATTAAAGACAAATACTTTTTTTTTAACATCTAAATAATTTTTAGTCTGGTCCATTCCTTCTTTATAATTTTTAGTTATAAAAAGTTCTTGATAGTCTTTATTTCTTCTGGGGGCTTGGAGCAGGAATAATCCAGCAGTCATGATATATAATAACATATTCCACTCCTGCTCATTCAGTTTCTTTTTGTTTCTTATATCATTTATAAATTCAAGTTTCTCACTAAAAATACTTTCTATCTCTTTTTTCTCTTCCCACTCAACGCTTTCTTTTTGAGTCTTTTTTGTTTGGTCTCTTAATTCTACGTTCATTTCATCTAAAATGTCGTAATAGGTCTCATAGAGTTTTTTAAACTTCTTCTTTTCATCTGATAATGTTTTTAATAATGACACTATTGAGATTATATATGAACGTCTGGTATTGGGCTTATAATGACTAATCTTATTTAATACCTCATCAGAGTCATTCAAAAATTTGAAATTTGATATTTCCTTACCATCATTTAATCTTTTCAGATTTCTTATATAAAGTTTTCTTGAAGATTCTGAAACCTTATTTTTGAAGATGTCTTCTAAATCCATTTGTATATAATAAGATTATAAAAAAATCTAATTTATACGTTTTTATAATTTAGATTCTGTTTCCATATTCTCTTCAAAGTCAATATCCTCGATATGTCTATAAAATCTGTCTTTATCTCTACCATCAAATCTTCTTAATTCTGGTTTATCTAAATTAATATTGATTGGAAACAGAGGCGGTAAGTCATCGTCATCTTCATTTAATGTATTAGTTGATGTGTTTTTCTTTAACGGTGTATTTGGACGGGTTCTGGATGCCTCAGAATTGATATCTCTAAAATCACTTGGAATTTCTGTTAATAAATCTATTGATAATTTACGTTTTAGAAGATTAGAGGCTTCTATCAATTTTACATATTCTGAATACTTCTCATTCAAATAATCTTTTCCTTCATCTGTTCTATTTTCTCTTGAAAGAGAGAGGGTTTTAAATATATCTATGGAGAGAGTGTAAAACTGTTTGGATTGTTTGAATTCTAACATCATAGAATTATGGATATCTAAATATAATTCAATTGATGATATTACACCCATTATCATACCTAAAATACAAGTAATTAATGATATTATTAATTGTGAAATAAATGGTTGGAGGGCGATCGATGAGGTTGAAGTGATTGACGCGAGAATAATTAAGGGTATTCTAAAATACTTAGATATTTCTTTAAAATTATAATATCGTCTTCTGTGATATTCTGACAAGTTAACACAGTTAATCCTTAATTTCTCTGATAAATCCTCTATCTCATCTGTCCATCCCTTGATGTTATTATTATAATTCATCATGTTATATAATATAATATGATTTTAATTAAAAAATTAATAAATTGAATTGATATCTTTATCTTTTGACTGGATAGTAAAATTAAAGGACTTATACTGAGGAGTTCCCGCACTATATGCGAAATTTAGGGTCGTATTACCTGTATTCGCACTTACTGTAACTGTAAATGAATTATCACTTGATACGTTGTTATTATTACTAAAAACTGTTCCCGTTGAATTTTGAAATACAGAAATATTTAAATAGATAGTTTCGTAATTTGTGCCATCATAGATGGATGCTTCACCTTTTATAAAAATATTAGATGAATTTATATTATCATATACTATTGTTTTGGTATATGATGTTGAGGTAAAAGTGTCTTCATCTTGATAAAAATAAGTTCCATTAAAATTTGTTAAATCCGTAAAAGGACTACTAACAGTTATACTTGATGCAGATTTTGTAGTTATTTCATCTGTTCTTAATTCGTAAGTTGAAACATATGAATTAGCCCCAGATGTTGTAATATACCCTCCATCAGTTTGAACATTAATATAAGCGGTTGTGGACCCTGCTAATAATAATATACTCTCTGTAATTCCAGTATTAGACCCCATAGTTAAATTTGCTCTATTGGCATTCATGACAAATGAGAAAGCACCCCCAGAATTTGCGACATTTGTTGTCTTATCACAGATATTAAAACAGTTATCGGATCGTAATAAGACACCATCAATATTTGGAGTGATAGTTCCGTCTCCGTTATAATCTATATAAGATAACGTTTTAGTATAATCTGTTGTTGATGATGTAGTATTTAACCTTATATCATCTGCGACTAAATTAGTCGTAGTAATTAAGCCACCCACTGTTAAATCATCTGCGATTGTAGTTTCAGAATTCGCGATTGTCATTTTTGTTCCACCTTCTATTTGGAAAAGGATATCATTATAAAGAGTTCCAGTATCAGAAATTGTGCCCAAAATTAAATCTTTGGCGTCATCTGAATATGATAATATTTTATTCCAAAAACCAGCCACACTTGCG